AGGCCAAGCAGGAACTTAGGAACTTAGAGGTTTCGGGTTTGGACGCTATCGCTGAGATTGTCGGAAAACATACCGCAGCGGGGAAGGCATTGGCGGTAGCATCTACGACTATAAGCACGTATGATGCAGCACAGAAAGCCTATGCAAGCCAAATGTCAATACCATCCCCCGATGCCCCGGTAAGGGCGGCTATCGCTGCGGGTATAGCTATCGCTACCGGTCTTGCACGGGTAAAAGGTATCCTTTCGGTTCAGGTTCCCGGTGGGAAATCGGGTGGGGTTTCTACGCCTTCTATCCCGGCATCGGCTTCGTCCACCATCCAATCTCAGGGGCAAAGTCAGGCTCCCGTCTCCATCAACCAAAATCAGGTCAACCAGATGGGTAATCGTTCCAACATCAGGGCTTATATCATTGACGCAGACATTCAGAATGCCGATAGAAGAAACCAACGAATCGAGCGGGCAAGCGTATTAGGGGGATAAACTGCCCAATTTTCACGGGTTTGCTATTTAGCTCCGTGAAGAAACAACTACCCGTTTTCAAGATGATCATTGACGACAACATGGACAGCGATGCCCAAGTTGACTTCGTCGCTCTGGTTCCCAACCCAGCAATAGAAAAGAACTTCCAAGCCTTTAGCAACCGCCAGCGGTTCAACATCGACAACGAAGACCAGCGGATCATCTCCGGTCCATTAATGCTGGCAGATACGCCGATATACAGGAATGACCCTAAGATGGGAGAGTACTTCGTAGTCTTCGACAAGGCCAATGTTATGAAAGCCTGCCAGAAGTTCTTCAAGTGTGGATTTCAAAATAACGTCAACCTCTTCCACGACCCATCTATGGTTCCAGGTGGGGTTACCATGTTCGAGTCTTTTGTCTGTGATCCCAACAGAGGTATTCAACCCATGAGAGGATTTGAAGACGCTAAAGACGGTTCTTGGTTCGGCTCCTTCAAGGTCGACAACCCCGGTCTGTGGACTCGTATTAAAGCGGGTGAGTTTTCCGGTTTTTCTATCGAAGGCATGTTTGGTATTGAGCCGGCAGACACAGCAGACACACAAGAGGAAACAATGATTCCTCTAACCCCAGAAGAGCAACGGTCTATCCTCGATGAAATCAAAGCTATCCTGAACGCCAAGATCAGTGATGACACGGCTTTGAAGGCTATTGCAGGCATGCTGGAAGGCCTTGAAATGGACTAAAACTGCCCAATTTTTAAGGTTTTGCTATATATCCCCGAAATCAAAAATTATGAACGTAAAAGAAACCGTAGATAAGATAAAGACGCTTCTTGCTGAAGCTCGTCCCGCAGAGTTTGAAGTAAACAACACCTCAGCTACTGAGCCGATGGTAGTTGTTGATGCCCCCGTGGTATTTGAGCTTTCTGTAGATCAGTACAACGCTATCGAAGAAAGGATTTCCACCCTTGAGGCTGGCAACAAAACCCTTTCTGAGCAGTTCAATGCCGCCAAAGCTGAGAACGAAAGCTACAAAGCCGCCTTCGCCAAGCATGGTGAGGTTGTAAATCAGATCCTTGAGCTTGTCAGCAAGCTGCAAGATCAGCCTGAAGCTACGCCAGTAGAAGAAGTCAAGACCGGCTTTTCAAGATTCAACAAGCAGGATAAAGAAGCACGATTCGCCCGTATCGCTGATAGCGTGAAAGCGATGAAGGAAACCACTTTCAAAAATTAAAATTCAATAAACAATGGCTTTTGATGTTTCAGCCCTGACAAACTATGTGCGTGAAAAGGAAGGCATGTTCCTTACGTCCATCGTTTTCAAACCCACTACCGCTCAGATCATCGAGCAGTATGGCCACGTACAAACCGGTGTAAAATCCCCTGAGAAAATCAATATCATAGATACTGATGCCATCTTCCAAGTTGGCGGAACTTGCGGATTTAATGCAAGCGGTACCACTACTTTCACTCAGCGTACCCTTACCCCCGGTAAAATCAAGGTACATGAGAAAATATGCCCTAAAGAGCTTGAGGTGAAATACACTCAAAAGTATCTGATGGCTGGATCTCAGTACACTGAGGTCGATTTCGCTGATATGTGGATTGGCAAAAAGATTGCCCGTATCAACGCTCAGCTTGAAACAGCTATCTGGCAGGGTGACACTTCTTCAGGTACTGCTAACCTGGCTCGCTTTGATGGCTTGCTGAAAACTGTAACCGCAGACTCAGCAACCGTAATCAACGCTAACGGATCTGCTTACGGCATCGCTTCTGCCCTTACCGGTGGATTCGCTGCTCAGACAGATGCCAACATCATCAAAACTGCTGACGCAGTTTGGAAGGCAATGCCCACAAACATTGTCGACAGGGATGATTTGTACGCTTTCTGTGGCTGGGACTTCTTCCGTCAATATGGTGTGGCTGTTAAAAACACAAACTACTTCGATGCCAGCTATCGCAGCGGCCTCGCAACCGGTGAGGTGTACATACCAAACTCTACCATCAAGCTTAAGGCTGTCAATGGTCTGAACGGAACAAATAAGATCGTAGCTACCTGGGCTGGTAACTTGGCCATGGGTGTTGACCTTCTCAATGAAGAAGATAAGTTCGAGCTGTTCTGGGCAAGAGAGGCTGATGAGCTTCGCACCATGATCGAGTGGAAGTATGCAGTAAACTACGCATTTGCTGCTGATGTAGTAACATTCAACGCATCTTAATAAAGGGGGAGTAATCCTCCCCTTTTTCTTTTTTGCGTAACCATAAAAAAGATCATTCATGCCCTGTGCATTAACTCAAGGTTTTACACTTTCCGGCTGCAAAGACGGTGTAGGTGGTTTACTAGCTGCTTACTTCATTGAAAGGGGAAATGTCACCTCTTACGTGAAGGCTAGCGGTCAGATAACTGCCCTTGTAAAATCAACCGGAAAGCAATTTTTTAAGTACGAACTCCAAAGGAATACATCCGAGTGGAAGGAAGATATTGAAGGCAACCCAGACAACGGTACGGTCACTTTCAAGCAAAGCTTGATGATTGTCCTGAACCGCCTGCAGACATCTGTAAGGAACGAGATCCTCTTACTTGCCAAGAACAACCTATGGGTGGTGGTAGCTGATCGTAACGGCAACTACTGGCTATTGGGTGAGCAGCTAGGTATGGACCTTACAAAAGGTGCAGCAGGAGCCGGCAAGACGGGAATAGATCGTTCAGGCTTTGAGCTGACATTCAGCGGAGAAGAACCTGAGATGGCCACAGCGGTATCATCAACAGTTGCCGCAGCCCTTACCACTCCTGGATAATTAGTCTTTTTCTGGTGTTGTGTGTGTGTTGGGGGAGGTCTAAAAGCCTCCCTTTTTTTCTTTCTTTATGCAGCAATTCATTAAAAGTTCCACGGTTAAGTTCTACACTACGCTCAGTGACATGCAGTCTTTGGGATCGCCTAACTATCTGCTATACTTTAAGAACAGAGCGACCAAAGAGGTAGTGGCATGGGTACAGCTTTACGCCACAGATATATCCTCCTACAAGTACAGGTACAACCGATTTGACATCATCGTCAACACATACTTTTCGACTGCTACGGAAGGAATATGGGATTATGCTATATATGAGCAGGCAAGCACATCCAACACCGATCCAACTGGATTGAATATGCTTGAGCAAGGAAATATATACCTGAACCCGGCTTCCACCAATTATAATCCGGTGAAGTATTCTGGTCAGGACAACAAGTACAAGGTTTACAATGGCTGAACTGTTTGAAAATAGGGATAACGGGCAAATACAAGTGGGCAAGTCATCTATGATTGTCATCACGATGGCAGAGGCTAAGCAACCCGTCTTCAAGGCTGTATCCAATAAGAAATGGATACCCTACGGTGAGAAGGATGACTATCCTGACTATCTTTTAGACAATTTCAACAAGTCTCCCAAGCACAATGCGATAATAAAGGGCAAGGTAAACTATACCCTTGGCCAAGGCTGGTACAAAGGGAAAACTGAATACTCCGAACAAGTCAATGACGAGGGAGAGACCCTCATGCAGCTTTCTGACAAATGCGCTTTGGATCTGGAGATTTTCGGCGGTTTTGTTTTAGAGGTCATCCGTACGAAAGGGGGTGGATTTGTTCTTCATCATGTCGACTACCGCAAGGTCAGAAGCAATGATGACAATTCTTGTTTCTGGTATAAGAAAGATGGAGCATGGGATTCTAAAAGGATTGAGCCGGTAGAAGTAGCTGCCTATACGCCAGGCAAAATTCAGGCAAGAAGCTTTTTCTACTATAAGGAGTATCGACCAGGGGTAAATACTTACACCCTTCCCTCTTATGTGGCTGCGATGAACTACATCGAAGCTGATGTGGAGGTATCTAAGCATACTTTGGGTAACGCCAAGACAGGCTTCACCCCTTCAAAAATGATTACCCTACCTAATGGGGAACCTTCTGATGATCAGAAGAAAGTAATTGAGTGGAAGTTCAGGAACAAGTTTACAGGTTCTGATGGGCAGAAGTTCATCCTTTCATTCGTCAACTCTAAGGACAAGGCACCCATCATAGACGATTTGGGGGCTTCAGACCTCACTAAGGAAGACTTCACCACCATTGACGGAATCATTCAACAGAACATATTCGTAGGTCATCAGGTCACCTCTCCCATGCTTTTTGGCATCAAGACGGAGGGTCAGTTAGGTGGCAGAGACGAAATAAGAACGGCCTATCAGATTTTCCAGAACACATATATCAACGCTCGCCAGATGCAGCTGGAGGCGGTCTTCAATTACTTCTATCCTGTAGGATTGGAGATCCACAAGACAGAGCCTATATCTTTTGAATTTGGCGAGACCATCATGTCGCAGAACATGACCACTGATGAGATTAGGACTGTGCTGGGTTATGAACCTTTGGACAAGACATCCATAGATAAGGCGATGAGCGAGACAATGGAAAAGCTTAAGCTCTCCAACCCACGCCTTGCCGATAGGTTAGTACAGAGCATGACCGATGACGAGATAAGGGCTATGATAGGCCTGAAGCCCAAGCCGGCAGCTCCTACTATTGGACAGGAACAAACGGGGCAAAATAAGCCAGGATTATTTGCTAGGTATGAGGAAATGGACTCCATAGGTTCATTGTGGGAGGATTATCTTATAGTGAAGGAAACGGGCCGCTTTGCCTCTCATATGGAAGCGGTGGAGCATGAGCTTTCCTTTTACCAATTTGCCGAGGAATTGACTGTGTTGACCCCTACGGAGGAGTCCATAAT